AGTGGCGGAAAGACGAGCTATTGTTTAAGGTTGATCAGAACGGAAAACGGCGCGCTGGCTGACACCGGCACGCCGAATCCAAAGCGGTTCGAGCTTGGTTGGCTAGGGTTGAGAAGGCCCGTCTAACCAAGGTAGCGTACCGGTGGTGGTGGTGCAAGTCCTGGTTTCACGGTTTCTGTAACTGACTGCACCGCAGCACCTTGAACCACACCGCAACGTTACTTCCATATGGACTCTTCGGCTTTGGTCACCATGCCGGGGAGTTTTTTTGTGGGACATAAACGGGCAGCATTTCGCACCGACACGGCCACCGACGCCAGTCACCTGCTGGGGTTTGGCGGCCTTTTTTCGTTCTACCGCTGACCGGCGAGCACCGGCAACTACAGCGGCGCACCTACAGCAGCACCACGGATAATTGTTCCCTGCGCCACACCAGCGCATAGCGACCCTGACCACGGGATTAGTGGGAGCGGACCGTGCCCGGCCGATCCAGCGGCATATCTGAGATAACCCGTGACGCCGGGGGAGAATGGCGGCGTGAGTGTGCAGCGTGGAGACGCGATATTCTAGGTCTACCGGGTAACGTACCGCGCTGTTGCTGCAGTTCTGGAGCTTATCGGCCGCCTGGGAGCATGGCGGGCTACGCAGTTACCCAACCGGGTGGAAGTCCTTTGCAAGGACGTCGCGGTGACGCGGCGATCGAGGCAGGCAACCAGACTCGGGCGCAGCCTTGACCTTGCGCCGCCTTGACAGCGATCGGACTCGTCCCGTCGCAAAGAAGGGCCCGTATCGCCACTGCCTTCTGGCGTGGTGGGTATGGGCCTTTTCCGCTTCAAGGATCTGAACCCACGCATTAGGCCGGCAAGAAGCACGGGGTAAGCAGTAGGTCTTGAGAGAAGGGACCGGACGAAGGCGCCAGCCTGAGAGCGGCGTAGCCGCGTGCCAGGCGCCAACGGCGGCAACGTACGACGTCGGTACGGGTATGGCGCTGGTCTGTGACGGCAGTTGACCTAGGTGACGGCCGGAGCCGAGTCCGAGCTTGCTCGGTCTTGGCAAGGTTCCGGAAGCGCAGTGCGGCGGCTGTGCCCACCTGGTGGGTTCCTGGCGGTACGGCATTTCCGAATGAGTGGCACCACACAACGGGGGGATATCATGGCCGTAACACATGAAGCTGATCTGTTGAGTTTGCCGGCAGCGAAGGTGCTTGAACTGACTGACGACGGGTCAGACGTGGCGGGCTGCGCGGCCTTCGTTGGCTCTGACGTTGTTGGGGTCCAGGACGTGCTTAGCTGGGCGCGGAAGCACGGGGTCTTGCGCGGCAGGCTGGTGGGCTGGCCGAAGCTGTTAGGTCTGGTCGAGACTGGCGAGCTGGGCGCGGACGTGGACGCTATGTCCGTGATCCGAGCACGGGCGCAGGGGCACTATTGGGACCCTGGTTGAGCTTACTGCTGGCACCTGGGGCCGTTCGCCTGTCCTGGGCCGTATTTGGACGCCTGGGGGCCATTCTTGGGCCGCCTTCCCGACCTTCCTTGCCTGTCCTGTGAACGCAGCGGGCCGTATCCGTTCACAAATACCTTGCGTTCGTCGTCTTGTCTGCGTATACTCTCTGTGAACGTGACGTGAACACACACGAACACACGGGGGATCTGACATGGCAACGATAGCCTACTTGAGAGTCAGCACCGACGAACAGGCGACCAGCGGCTTGGGCCTGGACGCGCAGCGGGCAGCGATCAGGAAGGCGTTTGGCGAGCCTGACGCCGTGTACGCCGACGAAGGTATCAGCGGCAGCAACCCAAGGCGTCCGGGGCTGCTGGGGGCGCTGGAGAGCCTGAAGCGCGGCGACGTGTTGGCAGTGGCGAAGCGGGATAGACTGGCGCGGGACACGTTCCTGGCGCTGTGGATCGAGAAGGAATGCAAGAAGCGCGGGGCAAGCGTCCTGAGCGCGGCAGGCGAGGGCAACGGCAACGATCCAGCGGCGCAACTCATGCGGACCTTGGTTGCCGCCTTCGCCACCTACGAGCGGCAGTTGATCGGAGCCAGGACCGCAGCGGCATTGCAGGCGAAGCGGGCACGCGGTCAGAAGACAGGCGGTGACGTGCCTTTCGGGTATCACCTGGAAGACGACGGCACCACGTTGACCGCAGATCCAGACGAGCAGCGGGTGTTGAGCCTGATCCAGCGCCTACGCGCGGAAGGAGAGAGCCTGCGGGCTATCAGCGATCACCTGGCCAAGCGTGGATACACGAACAAGAAGGGGGCGGCATGGCACCCACAGAGCATAAAGCGCCTGTTGGACCGGGCGGCATGAAGCCTGGCTCTGTCACACTACGAACGAAGCGTGACAAGCAACGGCGTATCCGCTGGCTGTATCGACTGCTGGACCGGGCCGTGGAGCGGGTAGATCCGGAGCGACTGGCCGACGCCGGCGAACTTGACCGGGAAGACAACGCTTGACCGATCCGACAAGGTTTGATCGGATCGACAATTCTTCACCGCACAGACACGGAGGGCGAAACATGGCCAAGGGGCGCAAGGCAACCATTTCGCTGGAAATGGCCAAGGCGTTGGAGCTGAAGGAAGGCGGCAGCACTGGTAAGGTCATTGGGCTAGCTACGGGGCGTACCCCGGCTGCAGTTCGCAACAGCCTGCTGAAGTGGCCGAAGGCTAAGGGGATCCTGACCGGCAAGGTGGTTGACTGGTCCGGACTGCTCGAGCTGATAGACAGCGCGGACGTGCTGCACGACCCAAGGGCGCGGGAGCTGGTCCAGGCGCGGGCCGACGACAGATATTGGGATCCGGACACGGGCGACCTGTTTGACCGCCCCGTAGGTGAACAAGAGGACACAGGCGGTTCACAGGTGCGTGAACAGAAGGCGCCGAAGGCGGACACGGACCGTTCACAGGTGCGTGAACAGAAAGCACCGAAGGCGGACACAGGCAGTTCACAGGCGCGGACGGGTCCGTTCACAGGCATGTTCACACCAGACGAAGTATTGGCACTGAAGCGGGTAGCCTTGCGGGAGATCAGCGCACCAGATCCGCAGCGGGCCGGACGATCCGAAGTTGTCCGAATGCGTATTGACGGCGGCCTGCTGGCTGCACTGCGGGAGCACGCTAAGCGGAATGGCCTGCGCCTGGCTGAAGCGTTGGGGAGAGCTGTGGCGCTCTACCTGCAGCCTGAGGGGCGCACAGACGCCACCTGAGAGCCAAACGCACACGGAGAGCAACCAACCCGGCCGGGCGGCACCCTGGCCACACCGAAATGAGGTCGAAATGAAAGCAACTGCGGGAGAGGAGGCGTGGGCCGTTCCACGCGAAGCCGAAGGCGGGCAAACGGACATGCACCTGCCGGTGACGCTTTCGTTCAACTTGTCGGAGATCGGCCGGACCCTTCGGAACGCCGGGGTTGAGCCTGCTTCCCTGACGTTGGGTGACGGGCTGTCGGCCCGGCTGGAGCGGTACGGCAATGAACATGGTTTGTGGCTTGGGGAGGCCACCATTCACGCCGTGGAACAGTTTCTCGACGACCATGGCACCGAGCAACTTGACGGGATCATTGACGCACTATCCGACGAGGAAGGGGAGGGATCATGATCACGCTGTCGATACCGGAGGTCATGGAGCGCGAGAAGGCAGGCACGTTATTCCGCAAGGACATGAGTGATACGGACGTGGTGCACTACGTGCGGCGCCACGGCCGCGAGCGGCTTCACGCGATCCCGTTTGCACCGTATCCGAAAAAGCTGGTGGAGGCGGAGGACCTTCACCGCTCTATCATGTCCACGGCGCAGCGGGAAGACTTCACCGCTGAGTATGGAAAAGCGAATTATGACCGGCTGCCGCTATGAGCCGTGGGCGTGCGGGTGTGGCTGATAGGGCCGCTTTCCTGTCCGTGGAGCCAAAGGCCGTCAGGGGGCGTATTTGGGGCCTTGTGGGCGATCCTGGAGCCTGGTAGTGGCCACTGAGCGACAGAAGGCGTTCTGCCGGGAATACCTGCTGGATCTGAACGCCACTGCGGCTGCGGTCAGAGCCGGATACTCGCCACGAACCGCGAGAGCGCAAGCCTGCCGCCTTCTGAAGACTGTCAACATTCGTCAACAGATCCGCAGAGGAATGGCCAAGCGGGCCAAGCGGCTGCAGGTAGCGGCTGACGACGTGGTGGGCGAGCTGCTGAAGGTTGCCGGTTCCAGCGTTGCCGACCTGGTTGCGTGGGACGGCGACGGCCTGCGGGTCCTGGACAGCGACCTGGTGGCACCTGCCGCGCTGGCTGGAGTGCGTGAGATCACCGAGACACCCAACGGGTTGCGCCTACGGCTTCACGACAAGCTGCGCGCTCTGGACCTGCTGGGCCGACACCTGGGCTTGCTTGACGGGGCGGGGACCGGGGCAGGTGATCCGAACAGCAAGGCGGCAACGCTCAAGACGGCGTTACGCGGAATGCTTGAGCTGACCGGGGGGGCTGTTGGGGAAGCTGCTTACGAGGCCAATGAAGCACAAGACTGAGCGTACCCGCTGGCGCAAAACCTGGTGCTGCGCCAGCGGTAGTGGCGGAAAGACGAGCTATTGTTTAAGGTTGATCAGAACGGAAAACGGCGCGCTGGCTGACACCGGCACGCCGAATCCAAAGCGGTTCGAGCTTGGTTGGCTAGGGTTGAGAAGGCCCGTCTA